TTTGTTTGACCGGCAGGCTGGCCGGCGCGCCGTGGGTCTGCTCGGGAAACACGATGGGCAAGCCGTCGCAGCGGGCCACCAGAAACAGACGTTTGCGAATGGTCGGGGTTCCGAAGTCGCTTGCCCGGTCTTCACGAAAATCGACCTTGTAGCCCAAGTTTTCCAGTGATTTTTTCCAGCGCTGAAAGGTGCGTCCTTTGCGCTGCGGGCATGGCCGGTCATCTGCACCCAGCGGGCCCCAGGTCTGGAATTCTTCGACGTTCTCCAGAAAGATGACGCGCGGCCGCACCAGCTTGGCCCACTTGACCACGACCCAAGCCAGCCCGCGAATCTTCTTGCTGACCGGCTTGCCGCCCTTGGCCTTACTGAAATGCTTGCAGTCCGGTGATGCCCAAAGCATCCCCACAGGCCTGCCTTCGACCACGGTAACGGGGTCAACTTCAAACACGTCCGAGACGTAATGCAGGGTCTGGGGATGGTTGGCTTGATGAAGCGCCACGGCCTCGGGGTCATGGTTGATGGCAATGTCGACATGGCGGCCAATGGCCTGCTCGATTCCGGTTGAAGCGCCGCCACCGCCCGCGAACAGGTCAATTACGAGCTCATGGGCCAGGGGCAGGATGTACTGTGGTTTAAGCATTGGTTCTCCGAAAACTCTTGGTGAAGTGAAAATCAACGGCATGACCGCGCTGGCGCATGGCCTGAGCAAGCCTCGCGCGGTCGTTGTGGCTGTGGCTGGATTGGCGAAGAAGCCCGAAATAGCTGTTCCCGGCCTCAAAAGTGTCGTCATCACCCAAGGTGTGAATCCGGGATATAGCGCTGTTGACCGTCCGAGCTCTTGTGGTCCGCCGCCATGGCTTGACCACAAAACCAACGAAGTCCACGCCACGTTCCACCGGCTGGATGATGGTTTTTCGGTCATTCAGACGCGCACCAAGCCGCTCGGGCAAGAACTCCCGGATCCTGCGGTGTGCATCGCCGAGCCACGCCGACGACTCATGCAGGATCACAAAATCATCGACATACCGGACGTAATGTCGCGCGCCGATCTGGTGCTTGCAAAATTGGTCCAAGGCGTCCAGGTGGACATTGGCGAAGAATTGCGAGCTCAGGTTGCCAATGGGTAACCCGGTATTGGCCGGCGAGCAAAGCAGCCTCTTGTGGGCTGGCACGCGGCCCATGAGCGCAGGATCGCCGCGGTATTGATACGACTGGCGCGGGTCATGGAACAAGATGGTCCTGGCCAACTCCAACCAGAAGGGTTCGTGCACTTTGGCCGCGAGCTGGGCAAACAGAATGTGCTTGTCGATCGCCACAAAGAAATTGGCAAGATCGAGTTTCAGATACCACGCAGGCCGGGCCCAGTTCTGGGTGATGGACCGGATACCGCTTTCCAAGCGTTTGGCGGCGTACAGCGTGCCCCTGCCGGGTATGCAAGCGCTGCTGCCGGCCACAAAGCCAGCATGGAAGCGCGGGGCTATCTGGTTGTACAGACGGTGATGAACAATCCGATCACGAAATTCGGCAGCCCAGACCTCGCGGTGCTTTGGCCTGGTGATGACAAAGCAGATGGATGGACCTGGGCGGTATTGGCCGGAAGAAAGCTCTTCGAACAGCTCGCACAGGTTGCGCTCCAGGGCTTGCTCGAAAGCAAGTGCACTGGAAGTGTTGCGCTTAGTCTGGCGGCAGTCCAAATAGGCCTGCAATAGCTGATCGAATGAGACTGACGATGAATCTGCTGACGGCGCGAGCCAGGGCCTCGTAGGACTTGTTGTTGTTGTTCTGGTTGCCGTTGTTGAAGTTCTGATTCCAGGCGTTGTTCTCGGAGTACTGCGTCGATTCGCGCCATCCACGTCGCCACGCCGAAGGCCTGAGCCGATCAGTTTGGAAACTGCACCGGACCGGGTCTGCGCTTGGGCAGCGGTATCCGTGATGTGCATGTCCGTGGCCTTGTGAGCCAGGGGCGCGACCAGATTCAAATTTCGCACGGGCATGATGACCTTGACCGTCATGCTGCAGGCGACAAACGAGCCGATTTAAGCCAGCCGCCGGCTTGCTTGCCAATGCTCTCGGTAAGCTGGATTGCTCCAGCCCAGAGCTTGGGCGACACAAAGCGCTTGTCATGGCTCAGGCGAAGCAACAGGGTTACGACTTCAAGGCGCTCGACCAACGCGATGATGTGCGGAGCCCTGCCCATACCCCGCGCCGCATTGGCGCGCCCGATCAGGACAAGGATTTCCACGCATTCCGTGTGAATCTTGCTGCCCAAGCTGGCCTTGAAGGCGCGCGGCATGTTCTGCTGCACGTCAGCTGCCAGACTCAAAAGGTCATAGCCCTGTTTGTAAATCGGGAGTTGGGTATGGAGTGCCATGGCTTAAATCAAATTCAAAAGGACTGAAGGCTTAAAGCGGAAATCTGCTGACGGCGCGAGCCAGGGCCTCGTAGGACTTGCGGCGGTCGTCCTGGGTGCCGTCGGTGAAGTCCTGACTCCAGGCGCTGCCCTCGGAGCACTGCGTACCCGTCCAATGCCACTCGCTCGTATCCAGCTTGTCCTGCAGATTTGCGTAAAGAAGCGCTGATTCAAACCGCGTTGGCAGGCGGGCACCGTTGCCCAAAGATTCGGCCCACTTGACGGCAGCAGCCCACGCCTGCTTTTTTTCGGGTACAGCATTGAGCAGCACCAGGTGGCCGTCCGGCTCGCCATCCAGACCACGGGAAAGACCGGCATACACGCCATCCAAACCGGGCCACGGCTCGCCGATCTTGGGGAACACGCCGACCTCGGGCGCGGTTCCAGCCGGCGGCTCATCGTCCGGAATGGACTTGACCATCAGACCTTCGATAAAGGCCTTGACGATGGCTGACGGGCCGTCTTGAATGTGAATGTTCACGGTGTTGATACGCATGGTTTGCTCCAGTTGAAATAAAGGATTAAAGGGCTCAAGCACTGAGTTGAATCAGCCTGACGGCGCGAGCCAGGGCCTCGTAGGACTTGAGGCTGTAGCCCTGGTAGCCGTGGCCGAAGAACTGATACCAGGCGTAGCCCTCGGAGTACTGCGTGCTTGACCAATACCAGCGCTGCTCGAAAGCCTCCGGGCCATCTTCACGGAAAACATCTGCCGTGGTCTGGATCGGGCTTTGCTCGGTGTATGGATAGCCGGCAGGGATGCTGCTGGGGTTGTCGCCGTCGCGGAAGCTGGCGGAGTTTTCATCCGTGCCAGGCTTCAGGTTGCGGTAGGCCAGCTCGAGCACGTCGCGGGCAGGAATGCACCAATCCTTGTGGCCATTGATTTCCAGCCCCAGGGCCCACTTTGCCAGCGGGCTGCCGGCTTCGGCCATGGCAACGGTGTTGTCCATGCTGTGAAAGCAGCTGGCGGCGTTGGGTACGTCGGTATAGCTGGGCAGCCAAATGGATTTCTTCTCGCCCAAAGCCTTGGGCGCCCAGACAATGGCGAACTTCTTCGTGCCCCCGTGGCTGTTGATGGTGCCGCCGTAGAACCCACCTTCAAAGGCGGTAGCGAATTGGGCTGGGACGAGGATGGATGGTTTGTTTTGGTTCATGGTGATCTCCAGTTAAAAAAGCGATGGTTGGGAAAAGGATTGGTCAGGCCGTTGCCGGCTCTGTGCTGCGGTCAAACAATGGCCGCTGATCCGGCTCGCCCTTGGTCATGTCATCGGGTATGGCCAGAAGCTCGTCGTTCTGCTCGATGATCACGGTCACAAAACCGCCGGCCACGTCCGCCAGGCTGTGGGCTTCGCTGTTGGCCATGAGCTTGAGGGTGGCCTTGACTTCGGCTTCGCCTTTGAAATTGACTTTTTCAACCTGGGCGCGGAACTCGATCCGGCCGTGGTGGGCAATGATGCGAATCGCCTTCTGTGCGGCGCGGCGAACATCGTCAGCCAATCCAGTCAGCACGCGCTCTTGCTCGCCTTCGCTGAGTTGGGACCATGGCACAGCCAGATCCATGAAGCGCAGCTTTGCGGCGCGCATCAAGTCGCCAACCATGAAAATTTCCGCATGGCCTTCGGTTCCAAATGCCGTGCTTGGAGCCTTGAGGAACAGTGCGAGCACATCGTCGCCAATCTGATCGTCCTGGTTGCTCAGTTCCACGATGGCGGCAAGTTGAAATTCGTCGTCAGGTTTCTTTGGTTCCCAACCTTCCGCTATGGCGTCTTTGCGAAAAGACTTAATGATTTTTTTGGCAGCAGCGGATGTGTCGTCCGACAGGCGCACCCAGGCAAAGGAATGACCGGCAGCGGCGAGACGGGCTTCCAGGGCCTCGATCTCATCCTTTTCCATCACGCCGGACGTGTGGATTGGAAGTGCAGCGGCTGCGCCAAAGCCGGAGGCAACATTGGTGCCGACGAATTTCAAAGCCTCGGGGCTCAGGTCGACGAGCAAAGGCGTAACGGTTTCAGTGTTCACGGGAATGGTCCTTTAGGGTTGGGGGTGACTTAAGCGGTTGCCGGCTCGGCGGCAAACTTTTCAAACGGCAGCGTCTTGATGTGCTTGCCGAAATAACTGCCAATGGACTCGGCGGTTTTGAAGGCTTCGAACACCTCGGCAGACACGTCCGGGTAGTGATAGATCGCTCCGGTGCCCCGCGTGAAAGTCACGGCCAGGGTTTTGCTGTCGGCTGCGTAGCCAATGGCCGCGATCTGGTTTGAAACCACGGGCTGCAGCTCGATCTGCGGGCGCGGACGGTCTGAAAATGCTTGTGGTTCGGGAAACTTCTTTTCCATGGTTGTTGCTTCAGTTGGTTGAAAAAATTAGGCGGCTTGCTTGGCCTGGACGCCTTCGACGTGCTTGACGATCGCGGCGCAGATCAGGGTGAAATCAGACTCGCGGTAAAGCTTCGCGGCCTTGTCGGTTGCGACGTGGGTAAAGCCCAGCGCAGCCAGGTTGTCGGCGCTCAGGGAAAGCGGCGCCAAACGGGCATTGATGTCGCCGAGCTTGATGCGCTTGCCGGTATCAACTGGCGCGCGAGCAGGCATGGCGATCACGTTGGCTGCGGGTGTAGGTGCGGCAACCGGCGCGGCGGGCGCTGGGGCCTGTTCTGGCGCGGGTGCTGCGGCCTTTGCTGCGGCTTGCTCTGCCTCCAGCTTCTCGCGTGCTTCACGCTCCGCCTTGGCTTGTTCCTCTGCCCGGATGGCCGCGCGCTCGGCTTCCAGACGACTCTGCTCGGCTGCCTGGTGCTCGGCAATCCGAGACTTGACCAGGGCCTGTAGGTCGTCCGTGGCTTTCAGGACAATGACCGCGGCGTCCGGAAAAAGGGCGCGGTAGTCGGCGGCGTTGTCGCGCAAGTACTGCAGATTGAGGTCGATGCGGTCTGCAATGGCGCCGGCTTCAATCTTGGCGCGGGCCAGTTCGTCGGAAACCTTGCTTTCCATGCTGGCCAGGGATTTCAAGCCCTTGACCACGCCGCCGAAGTCGGTAGCGATGGTTGGCATGTAGGGCTTGCCAAGCCGGGTATTCATGGCGTCGATGTGCGCCTTGAATTTGGTTGCTCCAGCGTTGACGATTTCGAGCTTGCGGCGGTCCTTTTCGGCCTTGAGAATGTCCTCGGCGAGCTTGACGTTCTGCTGTAGCAAAGAGTCCAGCATGTCCTTGGTCTTCTTGGCCTGGTCAACCGGCTGCACCTGGGCCAGCATCTGCGCCTCTGCCGCCTTGAGGGCTTCGCGGGCCTTTTTCATGGCCCTGATCTGCTCGTCAAGGTCGGCAAAGTCTTGATCGGATTCGGGCTTGCGGATCAGCTTGTTTTCCAGAAAGTCGCGTAGGCGCTGCTCAAACACCTTGAAGTTGTC